CCTGAACCAATAGCGTATTGCTCTATCTCATAATCTGCTCCTGTTAAAGCACCTGTATCTGTTGCACTAATAATATCTCCTGAAGCACTAACAAACTCTACTCTTAATTCTTTTGTACCTACTACGGAAAAAGGTGGAACATACAAAGGTACTGTTACGTGGTTACCTTTAGATATCTTTCCTGTAGGTTGATCTGATAATAAATGAAAAGTATCATTTGGTGTATAGTTAAAAGAACCTGCATTAGGATCTACACTACCTAAGAATACCTTTATATCAGAAGTAGCACCTCCGGCATATACAGTAGTAGAACTACTAATACTAGTACCATAGCTTTCACTATAATGTAAAGTAAACTCTTTATATGAGTCTGTAGCTAAAGTACCTCCTGTAGTCTTCCAATCATTATCATACTCTAATCTATCGGCAAGTATTCTACTTACTTCTACTATACCTGTAGAGAACTCATTAGGGTAGGCATATAGTCTTGTTAGTAAAGTAGCACTGCCACTCTCTTTGACATCTACTACGTATTGGTATTGTGGATTGGTTGCAAGTGAGCTACTAATGCTATAAACAAGTTTTGTACCTGTTACGTTTGGTGATGTAGGACTTGCTAATACTGTTACTGCCATCTTATGCTGAAATTTTTATATCTTTTAATTCGTTGTTTATATTTGCTATAATGGTATCTATTCCGGCCTCACTTAATAATTCTTTACCTGTAGTTTGTAATACCGTTTGTATAGAAGGAGCTATGAATGGTCTAGGTTTAGGATCAGTACCTCTTTTACCAATCTTATTAGCTATTGCAAAAGCAAAGCTTTCTACAGACATTCCTTGTGGTACTGGTATCTTCTTAAATCTAATCCAGTCAATAAGAGGTTTAACCGGTGGTGGTGTACCTGGACGTCTACCATCTCCTTGATCTACAAATACTCCATAGGTAAGCATTGTACGTACTAGTTGATATTCGAAGTTTTGTTGTCTTACTTCGTACTCAATTGATTTAGCTAAATTACCACTTATATATGACTTATTCTTTTTTAAAGTTTCGGTCATTGTAGCTTTTAGCTCATCACCTAATCGTAATAATGCTTCTTCTATAGTCATTACTGAGGATAGTTACAATAGTCTAAGTTAAACGGTGTTATGACGTTAATGTTAGCTACCCATCCAAACACTCTATCTTGGAATGCTTCGTTAACAGGAGCTGAATTATTTATTTGTACGTCATAGTATTGCTGTCTAGATGCCGGTCCAAAATTAAACCAAGCTACTAAATCGTATATATAAGTCTCTGTATTAGAAACTACATCTATACTATTACCTGCAGATAGTTTGGGTATATCTAAACTATACAATTCAAAGTTATAAGTCTTTACACGATCAGCTACAGTAGCCGATAATGGTCTCATAAAGATGTAAGGATATAATCTATCTACGGCAGAAGAATCTAAAAAGTCTATAGTACCTGAATCAAATGAAGCTACTTGTAAATGTGCATCTGCAGCTGCTTTCCAGGCATCTATAACGTCTCTATAAGTAAGGTTTACGTTAGCCATTATTTTATGTTTTCTATTTTTTGTTTATGTATCATTAACATACTAGCTATTTGATTATCGTTATACCCTTTACCTCTTAGGTCTAAGACTTTATCTCTCAAAGGATCTTCTTTAACAGCTACTTTCTTAGTTTTCTTCTTTTTTTCTACTTTAGGTACAAGTTCATCAAAGTTAAATGTTTCTTCCATAATTATCTTTTATATTGTGCCATTGCTTTCTTTTGTGCTTTGGCAAGTTCGTTATTATAGTCTTTATCTATCTCCAAATAATTTAACACCATCATAAGATTACAATCTGTTATAGATCTTCCGCCTGATATTTGAAGTATGTTGGACTTAGAGAGGTGGTAAATAGTCCCCCACCAGCCCCAGTGCTTTGCAAAAGAGTTTCCATCAGTACTTCCTCTTTGGCTATCATCTCCATCTTCGATATCTTCCCCTCCGAATATGCTATATTGTTTAAGTATAGACTTCCTGTGCTCAAAAAAAAACTAAGAGCACCTAAGAATATATGGATAGGAAAGTCTTTAAAGCTTTCTTCTCTATCTTTACGTATATCTGAGTCATAAGTTTCTATAGTATAATGATCAAATACGTTCTCTACCTTATTTTTTAACATTTTAATTTTTTGTTTAACAGCAAAAGATAGCGTCTTAAATTTATGCTTTGTGATAGGTCTATATAGTATAGCTGCTACCTTATGCATATTGTTTTCTAAGTCTTTACAAAGGTTTTCTAAGTCAATATATTCTCCAAGTGTTGCCTGTCTCATATGTGCATATCCAAGTAATTCACCATTCCATTCTATAATGCTATGAAACTCTTCTTTATGATCTGCAATCTCTGCAAATATATTTACTATGTTTGTAAGACTGTCCATATGCCATAATCTTACCTCTGACATAGGTCTACCGGTAATTTTAGATACTGTATGTACTATCTTACCGAAGTTGTTTTCATCCTTATAAGAGTTTATATCACAGTATTTCTCTATACTAATAAACTCAGGTACTTCTAATTTTAATGTTTCTGTCGCCATACTTAAATAAATATCTGTGTGTGCTAATAAAGTGCCTACCGTATATTTCCTCCAAAGGTAGGTGTTATCTTGTTGCTTTTGACTCCTGCTACTCTTATAGGACGTTTTTCCATAAACTTAACTCTGCTGTAGTTACCCATCATAAGTGCATCTATATGGTCGTCATGACCTCCACCTATATGACCAAAAGACATCTTACCAGTAGGTGATAACTTATAAGTATATTGACCAAACTCTGTATGTAAGTCCGGACATAAATCATCACTAGGAAGTTCAATAGACATAGTCTCTATATCGTTAATTAGTTTTCTAACTAAATCTGTTTTATTATTTATGTTTGTTGTAAATGGTTTTACCTTTCTAAACTTATCTTTCATTAAGTCATAAGTACCTCTACCCACTCCGTTAATCTCAATATACCCTCCAACAACGTTATACCCTGTTAAAACATCGGTAAATCTTTTCGCTACGGTATTTAAGTCTGTATTCTTTAACGTTGTTATATTCAATACCTTTCCAATAGGAGAGATACAAACTAATACAGATGCATCTTCTGATAGGCCTGTATCGATACCTATATAAGCATCTTGTCCTCTTGGTTCTTCATACCTACCTAATATTGATACTTTATCTACGTTTACAAATACGTCATTAGAACTATCTACAAATGCTGCTTCAAATTCCTGTCTAAAGATATCTGGTGGTAAAGAACTCTTTGCTGTATCTATAAGTTCTTGTTTAATGTAAGGACAATCTTCTAACTTAAATCTTATACTTACAGTTTCTTCTTTGTTATACCAGCTATAAAAGTGATTACGTCCTTTCGGTGTAGATATCATAAGACATTTTTTACCGTTAGGGTTAAGAGTAGGTAAGATAACTTGATCTATAGTCCTTTCTTTGATAAAAGCCATCTCATCTATAACTAAGTAGTTAAATCTAAATCCTCTTATACTGTCTGGACTATCGCCGGATAAAAACTTTATACTACTTCCGTTTATAAAAGTAATATTGGTTTCCATACGGTTACTACTTTCAATAAGTTCTTTAGCTGAACTAACTATTTGGTCAAATACGTTTTTAGCTTGAGAGTATACAGGACTAATCCATCCTGCTTTTTTATTTGAATTATCTAAAAGCCAATACAGTAGCATGTTTATACCAAGTAACGTTTTACCGCTACCCCTAGGTGCTACTACAATACCAAAAAGAGAATCACTAGCAATAAAACTATCAATAAACTCTTTTTGTTTATCATAAGGTTTAAATAATTCTACGTTCATTTATTCTTCCCCGAAAGATACTCTTATATCTCCTTTAATATCGGCTTGTATCTTTTGTATATCCTCTCCGTTATACTTCATTATCTGATCTATAGCTCTAGTTCTAATCTTTTCGTCTTCTGAAGCTAATGCTCTAGTTAATTCGTTTACGGCCGGACCTAATAACTTAGTTAATCTTTCCCTCCATCCTTCATCGTATAAGTCTTTTGACTTCATCCAATACTGCGTATACTGTTGTTCTGACTTATCGTTGTAAGTTTTATGACAATACTCTATCCAATCCTTAAACTTAAAAGGTTGTTCGTTTTCGAATCGTAAGGAGTAGCACTCCTCTACTCTCTTATTTATCTCACTATTTGGTAGCTTATCTCCAGCCATTCGTTGATATATTGTTTATATATTTTTAAATAAATAGCCGTTACTCACTAAAAAGGTGCTTATAGAGACGTGGTATAAATAATCTATTGTTCTTATAAAGATAATCAGTAACCTCTTTGTGATTGTATTCCCATCCTTCTCTTTCAAATATATCTTTAATGTTATAGTACTTACCTTTTATACCTAAAGCCATTTTTACCGGACTATAATTTAACTTAATTAGTCTTTTATGTTTACTATGAAATACATCTCCTTTACTGGATATTATATATTCACTTGCCGGTAGTACATATGTCCATTCTGCTTCTCCGATTAACTCTTTGACTTGTTCTTGAAAACTGTTTTCACCCACAGTATCGGGTAACAACGAAAGTAAAGTCTCAGTATCGTCGTTGTATATTGCAACTTCCATTTGATGGATTTCTTCTTCACTTAAGATTGCGTCTTTATCCATTTGTTATAACTTTTTTCGGTTGTATTTTTTAAGCTTCTATAATTACAAGCACAACCTCTTTTTTTTATTGTGTCCCAACCGTTTAATAACATCTCTGCCTTATAGTAAGCAGATAAAGTATCTTTCATTAACGTTCTACCTATAAACGTTGGAAATACGTTTTTTAGCCATTCTTTATCTTCATTACTCATAGCTATAATTAACTTGATCGATAATAAATTGAATGAGGTAACCTAACAGAGAGCAGATTGCAGCAGTAAAAAGGTCTTGGAAAATTAACAAACCAAGCCAAAAACTCGAACACTTACTACAATCTAGAGCATCTTGTACATAATTAACAAAAGGCACAAATGAAAGGAAATTGAAGATAACTCTCTTTGCTCTCTGAATAGGTTGAAACCAATGTGCAATAAAGTTTCCTAATATTGCGGTTCCTATTATGTTTAATAATGATACCTCTATCATTTCGATTGTATCTCTTTAAGATATTTTCTTACTTCAGTTCTAATGGTCTTAACAAAATTAGCCTTCTTTAGTGACTCTACTTGTTTAGCCTTTCTCTGCTTAATTATCTTCTTTTCTCTAATATATGCTATTGCTTTAGGGTAAACTAACGAGAGACACAAGAAAATAAGTATAAGGTTTGTTATGATAAGAATCTCAGGTGTTGACATTTTTCTTTCAATTTTTTTAAAGTTTTATTTAACTGGTTAGAAAGAGCGTTATAAGGTATGTCGTATCTTTCTGATATCTCTACAAATTTTATTCCTTTTATGACTCTTTCTTCTATTAGCATTCTTTCGAATACATCTAGCTGTTTTATAGCTTGTTTTATACAGTACATATGATCATCATCATCTTCTGTATCTTGTTTTTTATCCACATCATACTGAAAATGATCTGTATAGTACTCTCTTGAATTGTTAAGATGCTTTCTATATACATGCCAAAACCTAGTAGAACTACTCTTTAACTGAAATGCCATAATAAAAGTAATAAAGTTTTCTGCTTTATTATTTATACAGCTTTCATACTGTACCTCTAATGGTTTTTCTAAAAAGAATTGTAATGCAGTGGGTAACAAGTCATCCGCCCATTGACCTGTACCAGCACCACATACCTTCTCTACATTCTCCCTAAGTTGTGGGTATATTTTCGTAAGATGCTTATCTACATAAGCTTTCTTTTTTTTATCCGTCATGGTATATATAAAATAAGAACCTTTATTATAATTAGAAACTAATTATGTAAAAAGAGAAAGACCCACTAAGGAAAAATTAGCAGGTCTTTAGAAATAATAATAAACAATAGGGGAAAAGGAGTCAATCTAACATGGCAATGGAAGTAAAGTCCCCTATCAAAGATAAATATTCTTAAAGTCTTAATAAATTGAATAAAATTCGTTGATGTTATTTAGTATACCGGCTTCGTTACTAGTTTGATCACTATCGTAGTAAATCATTTCGTTTAATAAGAATTCTGCTGATGTACCAGTAGCTACATTACCACTTCTACCTAAAGTTACTCTAGCTCCTTGACCGGTATTTGATCTACCGTTATTAGAGTCTGTTTTAACTGAATTGTTAAACTTAAATACGTTACTTACTGCTGAAGTATCTATAATGTTAGAAACAACGTTACCTGTTGTAGTACTAAAGTCATATCCATTTAATTGATTGTTAGCAGCGTCTTGAGTTAATCTTGTAAAAAATCCTCCATCTCTAAATCCCATTACATCTACTCTCCAGTTAGTACCGTCAAACTCTTGAGCTTGTACCATACATCCATCTTGAGTACCAGGATTAGTTAAAGGTGTATTTACAATAAACCAAGAACTATCATTTAACATACTAGGATCGTAGTTAGAACTAATAAGCCATTGATTATCAAAAGAACCTGCGTATCTACCTAAACTCTGTATATAAGCTCCTGATTCATAAATTACTGGTGCATTTACATAGTAAGCCTGAGATAATACCATGTTATTACCTGATTGGTCGTACCATTCCATAATCTGTACTTCTGTACTTGCACCTCTAAAGGTTTCTATTGAAGCTTGATCTAGGTAACCATCACTATTAAATCCTATATTCTGAGTAGCACCGTCACTTGATCTTTTAACTTTTAAACAATCTCCTGTATAAGTTGAACTTAAAAGTCTTGTACTAAAAGCAAACTCTGCTCCTGAGTATTTATCTAATAAGAGAGGCTCTCCTTGTGCTGCTAAAAATCCAAATGGTGCTACTAAAGGCATATATTATTGTTGCATGTTAAGTACTGCTGTAACGTACTGTAAATTATCTAAACCTACTATTGTAATAATATCTTCAGCATCTGCCGAAGGAGTTGCAGTAGGTCTTGTTCCTTCAGAGAATGCAAATCCTAATTCATAAGAAGTAGTTCCGAATCCAACTGCAGGTTGTTTTGTTTTAAGTATAATTGTTTGTCCGTTTTCTATATTTGTTTTAGCAATGTGAGTATCACTACCACTAACAAGAGTTAAAGTAAAGTAATCTCCTACACTACCGTCTATCGAAGCAGTATTTGAAGTAATTGTTAATGCATTTACTTCACCTCTAGTTCTACCTTGATACTGTAAACTACCAGTAACACTTATAATAGGTGAATCTATAGTAATATCCTCTTTAGCAGCAAGGTTTATATCTTCGTTACCAAAAGTACCATTTAAACCAATGTTAATCTGAGTAGTTCTGTTACCGCCATTAGCACCAATATCCATTTGCTGTGCGTAGTATATGGAACGTATATCACCTGTAGCATTATTGTTAACAACCATATCAAACTGTGCAATACTACCAGAAGGTGAATCTAAGTAGAAACCTAAATCATATCCAGAGTTATAAATTAAACCTGAATAAGTAAAGGCATCACTGTTACCTTTAGCCATAATTAAGGCTTTGTCGTATCTTGGAGATACAGCTGAGTAGTCAAGCATACCTATAAAGTTAGTACCGTAAGTATGACCTCTAAGTACTGAATCTACTGAAGGATATTGAAGTGCTTTTTGGATCTGGAAGTTACCTGGTATTGTTGATACTAAGTTAACTGAACTACCAGTAGATACTAATCCTCCTGTAATAGAAACATCTGCTCCTATAGATACTGTTGAACCGTTGTCTGTAATGTTAGAG